TAAGTGAAAGTTGACTCATCGATTAGGGTACTCCTCAGTAGTTTGAGATTTGTCAGAAAAATGTAGCAGCAGCAGAGCGTAGTGAAGGATCTTAATGATATCACGACGGGCAGTGCCTTTACGATCATAGCGGGAAGCATACTTCAGGATGTTGCTACGACAGAATGCCTCAGCGTCTCCACATGCTTCAATCAAGTCTAACGTTTGGATGCTGTCGTTACCAGCAGAATAGTGTTGTCCATAGGTTCCAGAAATGTAATCACTTAGCTCTTTCAACAGAGCGTCTTCATTGTATTTTCTCATATATTAAGGGGTGAAGATGTACTCCAGGTCATCATGATAGCATTCAAAGTCATTTCCGTCAACGTCTTGAAGAAAGAGTTTTAAACCTTTACCATCAAGAATTTTGCCAGACCGCCCATCTTTAAGATGGGCAATGTCTCCACGATATCCATGGAACTCTTGTTCTCTATCGTCAATGTAGGCTTGAGCGTCAGCAATCATTTCATCTAGGTAACGTTGGTCTTGATTACAATCAGACATTTTCTTCCTCCATGGTTTCTACTTTGTCGTCAATTTTTTCATAAAGCGATAAGAATGATTCTTTAGTCTCGTCATCAAATCGATTAACACAGCACTCAATTGCTTTCATTCTCTTACCAAAGATTTTGAAAGCATTGATAATGTGAACAAGACGGCGTGTACTAATGATCTCATCAATACCACCATCAGCAAATGTCTTACGAATGATATCTGCCCAATCAACTAGACGGGAGACAAACTCATCATCATCACAAATCTTGCCAAGAATTTTAGATTCAATAGCAGGAGTAGGATACTGTTGCTCAAAGGTGAGAGCAAAGCGTTCAAGGAATGCTTCGTTGAGAACATTAGTGCCAATGAAGCGACCATCATCAGAACCCTTACCCTTGGTATTAGCAGTGGCAACTACCGTAAATCCAGGAGCAGGATTGACGTAGCGACCAGTCTTCTTAAGGAAGACACCCTTACCTTCAAGGATAGATTGAAGACACATAATCTTATTAGATGCCAAGTCTACCTCATCTAAAAGCAGCACAGCTCCCCGCTCCAGAGCTTCGATGACTGGACCATTGTGCCAAACAGTGTTGCCATCGACAAGACGGAAACCACCAATAAGATCATCTTCGTCTGTTTCAACAGTAATATTTACCCGAATCAGTTCCTTATTTAGAAGGGCACATGCTTGCTCAACAGAGAAAGTCTTACCATTACCTGACATACCAGTGATGAACACAGGGTAAAAGATACCAGATCCAAGAATTTTCTTAAGGTCAGTAAAATTACCAAAAGGAACAAAGGAACTATCTTTCTGTGGAACAAGATTAGTAGGAACAACCATGTCCTCCAATTGCTCACGAACCTCGTCAACAGTCAGGTTCCACTTACCACGACTAGACTTGTATGGTTCCATACGTTTAACAATAGTAGCATAAGAATATCCCATGTGCTCGGCACCTGCCTTAAGAGCAGCAGTACCAACTTCAGTACCGTAGTTGTTCTCGATGTACGAAAACAATTGAATCATATCGACTTGAGCAGAACGGGGCATTGCTTTGTTTGTTGATGAACTTAGTATAAGGGTAAAAGGGGTCTTGGCGACCCCGCTGTGGACAGTTTAAGAAATGACTGTAGCGAAGGAAGAGAGAATCTTTTTGTTGGTGGTCTTTGCCTTGAGCATTGAACGGAAAGACTTACTAATTTCAGTCTTCTTAGCACCTTGCTCAACATCAAACTCAATGTCAGAAGACAGACTAGTTTGACCCAGAACATATAGGGAATCATAACCCAGACCATTCAGTTCCCATGATTTATTTTTTCTCCATTGCTTCATGATAACATCATGATCATGCTTCCACCCATGAATAGATTTATATAAAGCACTGAAATCGTTACCACTACCAATACGAAAACCAACGAAGTTAACTTGAGGAAAATTATCTTTCAAGTTTTCCAAGAGAATAGAAGTAATACTATCAGAAGAGTCCCAGTTAAAGTGACGATAAGTTCTACCCAATTTACGATCACGAAGACAGCAATTAGATTGAACACTACGCTGACCAATCCTAGAATCTGGTTCTGGTATTTCAACATCGTAACTAATGTTGTTTGCCTCACCGTCTGTAAGAATACAAACGTTTACTTTTTGTATCCTATTGTTCTTCTGGAAATCGGGAATGATAGTTTTGAGAGAAATCAAACTTTCATTAAGAGGTGTTCCTGATAGATCAAGACCTAAAGGGTTGTGATAGTAGGTAGCATTATTGGTATAGTAATTAGCAAGACGATACAAATACTTAAGACTAGTATCAAAACTTTTAGTATTGCTACGAGAAGTTGCTAGGTTCAGCAAATGAAATCTCTTGTGTACACATAAACTATTATTACGACGCTGGTAAGAATATTCTTCAGGTTTAATCTCATCCTCTTCACAGAAAAGAATATGATTGTTCCACTCGTATGTGAATGAGTAAACTTCAAAAGGAATCTGAACCTTACGACAGAACCAACAAAGATTAATAAGTTGTTTAACAGTATCCATGAGCACTGTGCCCATAGAACCAGACCAATCAAGAATAAAAATCATACCATGATTCTTGCCATCAGGAAGAACCGTTACTTTTTTGAAAAGATCTTCATTGTACTTATAAGTGTGTAGCTTAGAAGTATCAAGCACACCAGTCTTAGATTGACCAGTACGAGCATAAGCGTCAGCAGACTTACGGCACTCAAATTCCTTAACAAGATAGTTAACCTCCTTTTGTGATGAGCTTTTAAACTCATTAAAACTACTATCTACCTGATCAAAAATGTTACCCCAATGTTCTGTACGAGCTGTATTAAGGTTTTCCCAGTAATTGCCCATATAATTCTGAAGCTTATTGTAATCTACAATAACTTTATCTAGATCAACTTCAGGAACTTCTACGTACACAGGTTCTGTACCATAGCTCCGTTGATTTGTTAACTCTTCTGCTGCTTCATCAAATGCTTTCTGAGTTTGTGATTCGTATTTATCACCACCCTGTTTACCTTGTACAGGAGATTGATCATCGATCTCATTTGAACCAATGTCACTAGAGTCGTCATCAGTATCACGTGGTTGCTCAGTACTAGAACTTTCAGATTGTGTTTCATCCGAATCAGACTCTTCTCCATCCTCAGAAGATTGTGGCATACCAACAGATTCGGTATCGTTGGGTGGTTCTTCGTTAAGATAGTCTTTTAGTTCTCTACACAAATCAAGAACTTCCTTGAATGTTTCTACCGTAGATACTTTTTCAACAAAGACTTGCTCCTCTGTAGAGAATGGAATACAAGCATAAGCACCAATCTTAAAGTGAAGATTAATACGATCTATAAGATTGAACTGAAGAAGATCTTGATCTACAATATCAAAAAAGTCTTGCTCATTGAGTTCTCGGTATCCGTTATAGAAATCTTTATTGAGACCAGCGTACTTACGCTTCATTAATTTCTCAATACGAGCATCTTCTACAACATTAATAAAATCTTTAGGAATGTCAGCATCCCAAAGGTCCAGAGGTGTGAACAAAGCATGACCAACCTCATGTCCTACCAGCAGATCATAGACTACGTTGGATGCTTTGTCCCACATAGGGAGAGTCAACACACGACTAAGAACATCAAATGAAGCAGTGGCAACTTTACGGTGCTCAACCACAAGATTCTCGGTGGCAAGCAGTCGTGCTAGGTTTCCTCGAATCTCTTGATTGATCATAGTGCCTCTCGGTTGATGTACATACTATAAGACCCCCTAGGGTAACCAGGGGGTCATAGTGGACGGTTTGTCAATCGGTCTCCGCCAAGGATAAGTTCACAACGCTGAAGTTCTTTACCTTCTCAAATTTAAGAGTTCTATCAAACTTACCTTCTAAACTCTCCTTGTGACTGATAACAAATACATTTGTATTATCATCAAAGTTACGTAGGATCCAACCAAGTTCACTGCTACCATTTTGATCGAGAGAACCGTCAAAGATCTCATCTAGAATAAGGAGGTTAGTATCCACACTATTCTTAAGTTTAGCAATACTACGCAAAGTGAGCAAAAGAGCAAGATCAATACGAGATTTTTCTCCCTCACTGAAAGATTCGTAAGTAAAGATATCCCTGTATCTTCTC